GGGGTGGGGGGGGGCGGGGGGGGGGGGCGGGGGGGGGTGGGTCGGGTCCGCGCTCGTTGCCCGCGCTCGTGCATCCATGCCAGCGCCAGCCGTGCCGCGGTGCTGGGTGTGGCGTTGCGTCGGGGTAATTGTCGGGGCACTGCCCTAAGTAGGCAGCGGTCGAACCATGCCAGTAGGCGGTTTGCGCTTATACCTGCGCCATTGCCTGCGCTGAATCGACCAGAATCACGTCTTTCGGGTCGATGGGCGTGGCCATCGCTGCCTTTTCCTCTTGCCACTTGTCGATGAGTTTGGCGAGTTCGTCCGCGCTCATCTCCGATAGTGGCCGGTCTTCCTCTGCGCTGGTCTTGTGCCTGCCGATTTCGCCCGACATTTCCAAAACGGTCCGCGCTGCCTGCACCCTTGCGCTCGCTGGGGCCGCCTTGTCGGTCAATATGGCGTGCAGCGTGCCGGTGGCGACGTTCGCCAGCTCGCCCGAAATATAGCGCTCGCGCTCAAGGCGCACAGCAGCCGCTACGTGGGGCAAACGCAGTAAGTCATAGCTGGACACCTTTGGGTCTGCATAACCGGCTTCTCGGGCCGCTGCGGTGGGATTTGAGCCACTTCTTACAAGGGCCGACACGAAAGCCCGTTGTTTTGGGGTTAATTCGATGCCAGGCGCGTACTGAGTACGGGCCAGCACCTGACGTGGTTTCTGCGCGATTTTTTCCATGTTGTCGATTATCCGACTATCGACCTACAAAACGCCATACAAAAATTCAATCGTGGATTGTCTTGTTTTTGTATGCCATCCGACATATATTCGCGTTACCGGATTATTTCATCCATTTAACAGAAGGGTAACACCATGCGCAGCCAACTACACAACACCGTATTGAACTGGCTTTATGCCTTAGCCATCGTCATCGTGTGGCTCACGGCCTAAAGGGGACAACACTATGAACGCCGCCCTCATTCTCACCGCCTTAATTGGCCTCTCTCTTGTCGTGCTCTTGTGCTGGATGGCGCACGACATGGCCCGCAAGTAAATCAACACCAACAGGAGAAACGCACCATGACAACAAAACCCGAATCACACGACGACGTAATTGACAGCCGCGACGTTATCGCACGCCTTGAAGAGCTGGACGCAGAGCGCCAAGCGCTGGAGGATGCCACCGACGAAGCGCGCGACGCCTACGACTACCACAACAGCGAAGACACAGAAGAAGGGCCGGAGTGGGAAGCGCTGCAAGAAGCCATCAAGGCACAGGTCGACTGGAATGAAAGCGCAGAGGCCGACGAATGGAACGCGCTCAAGCGTTTGGCCGCCCAGTGCGAACACGTTTCGGACTGGACCCATGGCGAAACCCTAATCAATGAAGACTATTTCACCAAGTACATCGAAAACCTAATCGACGACTGCTATGAGATGCCCAAAGAGATGAACAGCGGTAATTGGCCTTATCGCCACATGACCATGGATTACGAAGCCGCCGCAGAAGAGGCAAAAGTCGATTACGAAGAGGTCGACTTCGACGGCACGACCTTTTTTATTCGCTCTGTCTGATTTCACGACCAACAAGGACCAACACCATGCGAACCGAAACCATCACCGTATACACCTTCGACGAATTACCCACAGACAGAGCCAAGGAACGCGCCCGCGACTGGTACAGAAGCGGATTCGACTATCCGTGGTGGGACGACGTGCAAGCCAGTCTAAAAACCTTCTGCGATGGATTCGGCATAAAGGTGCTGGATTACTCCATGGGTGACGCTCGCCGCGAGTTCATCAAGACCGATGCGGACAACGCAAGTTTCCGCGGGTTCAAGCTCAAAGACTTTGACCGCGAGGCAATGCCCACCGGCTTCTGCTTCGACTGCGCCTTGCGCTACACGTTCGCGGACGAGTTCAAGAAGCACGGCGACGCGCTGGGCGCATTCAACCTAGCAATGCAGGCGCTATTGCTCGACGTTCGCACGGACCTTGAGTGGCAAATGTCGGACGAGGCGATAGACGAACACATGAGTGCCAACGGCTATGAGTTCACAGAGGACGGCAGCCGTCACGTATGAAACCCCGCCAACGACTAGAAGCCGCCGCCGTGGTGGCTTTCCTACTTATCCCCTTAGCCATTTACATCATCAAGGAGCTAAACAAATGAAAACCTACAAAGTAACCGCAAGCTATGTGAGCTATTGCCACGTGGAAATAGAAGCCAACAGCAAAGAAGAAGCCGAAGCAACGGCACGCGATATGGATGGTGGCGACTTTTCGCCAGCCCAAAGCGACGACTGGACCATCGAGGCAGTGGAAGAGGTGACGAAATGAAACTCTACTTTTTCCGCTTGTCCGATTACGACTCATTCAAAGCCGCGCAACAAGCGCAAGCCCTGCGCTATATCCACCTAGAAGATACCGCCAAGCTGAGCCTCACAGAAGGCGAGCCGCGCACCGTGATGGACGCCATCATCGAAGCCGTCGACCTCTGCGCCGGTGGCGAGCCGCTGCAATTCGTTCTCACGTCCGACGCCGATGTGATTCTCGACACGTTCTAAGGAGCCAGCGCCATGACCTACACGACAACAGACGACAAAGGCTATTCACGCGAAGCCTTCACGATTGAAGGCGCTTTGTGCCATGCCGTGACCATGATTTACATGGGCGACGAAGCCCGACGCCAAGCACGCGAAGCGCTCAAACAAGGCCAACCGTTCACCGCGGCGTATGGCTTTAAGACAGTGACCATCCAACCAACAGGAGCAGCAGCATGACCGACCACACAAACGAAACCCGCACCGCCATTGCCGCCGGACTGGTTGACGCATTCAAGGACAAAACCGGCGCGGACCAATGCGACGCGCTCGCTGATTTGCTGGGTGACTTGATGCACTACGCCGACGCGTATGGCTTCGACTTCGACGAAGAGCTACGACGCGCCCGCAACTATCACAACGAAGAGGTGAAGCCATGACCCGCATTATTTACGGCGACATAGTTTTTGCAGAGGGTGAAGCCCGCGTCATCCGCATCAAGCACATAGAAGAACTGGCGGTCGACTACACCGACGCGCTGGACACCCACGCCGAAGAGCAAGCAAAGAACTTTGGCGGTGACTGGCTGATGCCCGACGTCTATCAGGGCCGCATCACTTACGCCGAAAACACCGACCCACACCAAGCCGCAGAAGCCGCCGCGTTTTCGCTGATGCCATCGACTGGTCCCGCCGCCGTCGACACCACGACCGATATGTTCGGTTTCGACGCTGACGACCTAGAACACTTCCACGCCTCCCGCTGCGCTTCACGCCTGCGCCAGCCGTCCGCTGATTCTCTTGGCCTATTCGATTAAGGAGCCACGCCATGCACGTAATGACCGACCCCCAAGCACTCGCAACCGCTCAAGCCATCCGCGAAGCCCGAACCATTGCCGCCTATGTCCAACTGCTGGTGCGCTCGGCTTCCGTCAATCTTCCGGTCGAGCTTTCCAATCAAGCCGCTCGGCTTTCCGCTGCGCTTCACGCCATGGACGCATTGAAGGAGCAACCCCATCCCGCCACCAACCAAACGCCTGCACTTCGCCGCGCTTAAACCAACCGCTTCCCCACCATCCACCCAGCCACGTGCTGGGTTTTTTCTTGTCCGCTTTTGGTCTCAATCCGCGGAGGTCTCAATCGGTATCACCTTATAGTGTGGTGATACCATTGATACCAAGCACCTGCGGCCTTGATACCAATTTGATACCACTTGATACCAAACCGCTGCAACCCGCATGGTTGCTGGGTTTTCTGGTATCACACTGGTATCAATCGGTATCACCCTAGTGGTAAACCCTAGTCTCAAACCGGCATACATTCTGTACACCATCTTTGATATAGGTTGATACCAAATTGAGCCTAGAACTCAGAACCTAAAGCATTACCGGTGGCTGTGTTGCTTTTCCCGTTGCCAAGCCTTAGCTGCCCCGACTGGTAGTAAATCAGGCCCGCTTTTTTCATGCTGCCGATGTAGCGCTTTGCCGTCGCCTTGCTCACCGTCTGCACCGATTCGACCAGTTGCGCATACTTCAAACCGCCAACGGCAGCGTCGCGGATTAGGTCCAGAATCTCCAGCTCGCCTTCTTTCAGTCGGCTCGTTGGGTCTTCCTTGGCTGGTTGCGCTTCTTCCACGTAACAGGTCGTCAGCAGCGCCCCGAAGTTGCTCAGGCCCAAGTTCACCTTGGTCAAATTGAAGCCATAGACTTCGCCCTTGCCGTCCAAGTCGCGTTGCTTGGTGACTTTGAACTCTTTGGGTGCGCCGTTGCCCGCGTCGCTTACCTCAATCTCTGTGTCGGTGGCCGCTCTCAATGCTGAGCTTCCACGTGCACCGCGTGACTGGTCCTTGCCGGTGTGATGGATGAACATGATGTGCGCGTCGGTGCGGTCCTTAATCATGTCGCTGTGCTGCACGAGCACGCCCATGTCTTTGGTGGCGTTCTCGTCGCCGCCGCCCATTGCACGCGCCAACGTGTCGACCACGATGAGCACAATCTTCACGCCGTAATGTGACTCGATGGCTTTGGTCGTGTCCACGATGGCCTTTGTGTCGCCGTTCTCGTCGAATATGTCCACTGGGCAATCGGTGATGAACAGGTTGTCCAGCTTCACGTTGAGCTTTTCAGCCAGCGCTCGGCTGCGGTTTTGGATGGACTTGGGTGACTCGGCAGCAAGGTACAGGACCGCGCCGCGCTTAACTTGTCGTCCGAACCACGGTAGGCCAATGCTCACGTGTGCCGCCATGTCCAGCACCAAAAAAGATTTACCGGTGTTGCTGTCGCCGTAGACGACTGACATGGTGCGCTCAATCAGCATCCCCTCAATCAGCTCATGCGGTGGCTCCCAGTCAGGTAGGTTGCTCGCCTGCACGAAGTTAAGTAGCTGCATCTCCACGCCGTCAGTCGTCAAGGATTCCTTGACAACTGGGGCTTGATAGCCTTCGTCGAACTCAGTCAGCTCGCCGGCCGGCGTTGCGGATTCACGGCCGGCCGGTGATTCATCGGGGAACTCCACCTCATCGACCGCGGCCACCGGCTTGGCCAACGGACCACCGGCCAATGTTTGCAGCGCTTTGGCCGTGTTGAGTCGTCGTCCCATGTCGGCCAACGTGTCTGTCTGGCTGGGCGCTGGCTTGATACCCAAGTCATTGGCCGCTGCCTTGATGGCTGCGCTTCTGTCGTTGCCGTGCATGTGGAATGCGAACAGGTCGAACGCATCCCCGAAACAGGTGCGGCCATCGTGTGTCTGGCTGCCGATACCCGCGTCCAAGTCGGACCCGCTCAGGCTAATCCAGTACGAACCGGCTGGCTCGTTAAACACTTTGGTCGCGTAGCTGTCTGTCGTTTGGCGTGGTGACTTCCACCCACCGCGTGGACCTGCCTTGTAACCGCAGGCGGCGAGCATGTTCTCCACGTCGTGCGCTTCGTTGAACTGCTGGATGACTGACTTGTCCGTGTCGGGGCGTGCACGCATCTGCGCCATCTTGCGTCGCGCTTCCGTGGCACGCTTCTCGTGCTCCTTGGCGCGCTCTTCCTCTTCGGCCATCACTTGCAGCACCAGCTCTGAGCCAGCGCACTCGCGCCAGTTCAATACCTCGCCACCCAGCAAGTTGTCTGCAATCAGCGGCTCGATGCCGTCGGTCCGCGGTGCTGTGTTGGGCAGGTAAATCGGTTGGCCAGCACGCTCCAGCGCACGGTCGGGACGGACCCCAAGCTGCGCTTCTAGGTGCTTGTTCAATGCCACCGTGAGCGCGACCCACTCGTCGTAGCGCATGGCGTCCAGCGTCGGGATGAGCACGCGCCACTTGCGAGCATCTGCCGTGGCTGAGCTGCTGGAATAGACGCGCATCTGCACCGGACCAGTAAACGACTGGACCGCCTGCACCAGCATCTTGCCCTGGATGTTGCCGCTGTCCAGGTCGATGGCCACCATCACAAACCTGCCGCGCTCTTCCTGCGCCTTGTGCTTGCGTCCGTCCGGCTCGTTGTATGTTGAGCAAAGCACCCATTGCGCTTGGTCCTTGGGTACACTGGTGCGCTCCATGGTCATCAGCTCTTGCACGCTGACTGTCGCGTATTGCTCGTCGGTCCCTTTGTGCGACTCGTATGCGCCCACCACCGTGAGCACTCTGTCGTTGAATCCCTCAGTCATTGGCCACCGCCTTCGCTTCGTCGAGCTTCTTGGTGGACTCAATACCCATGCGTTTCATCGCCATGTACAGCGTTGAAGGGGCAATCTTTTGCTTGATTGCCGCCTGCAACGGCGTTGTTCCGCGCTGCACCATCCTCAGTGCCCGCTCTGTTGCCGCGCTCATTCTTCCTGCCATATTCCAATCTCACTAAAGCATCATTGATATTCAATTCTATGTATGCCGTCAGACAAACGCCATACAAAGATGGCGTGCCTAAGCAAACACGGTGAGTTGTTACGGCTGCGCTTGCTGCGCTTTAACAGAAGAGTTACTCCCGCCTCCAACAATCTGCGTGAGCATGGAAAGCATTACGTTGCTGCCTTTCTTTTGGCGTGCGCGGTATGCCTTCTGCTTCTCGGCGTTGGTGAATCGGCGTCGTGGCTCGCTTGGCTCACTGCCGAAGCCCCACACTGGCTCGACGGCTCTACCGCTTTCGTCGCAGCGCCAGTCGGTGATGCGCGCCACCTTGGATGACTCCATGGCTCGCAGCGCTTTGTAGATGGTTTGCCTGGTCATGCCGGTCTTGTCGACGATGGTGGCCACCGTGGACTGCTTGCCAACCAGGCGCATGAGCGTTGCAATTTGTTTTGTGTTCATTTTTGTCGGTCCTCAAATCAGACAGGGTGTTTGTTTTTAGAAGGCTTCTCTTCGCACTCGTGCGCGACGGCTTGCTTCTTGTCGGTCCAAAGTCGAAGGCAGTGGATGCAGCGGTAGGCTGTGCCACCGACGACGCGGATGCGACCGCTGGGTGACTGGTCGCCACTGCTGTGGGTGCGCACTGGCTCAATCATTTGCTGGGCCG